GACTTGTTCGCCGTCCATGTATGGTCGTACATGCCAGCGGTGAAGTCGTCAATGTGCGCCCATAGCTTTGTACGGGGCTGAGACTCGTCGGGTTGCCGCGGATTGTTAGCCATAGAGCAACGTTTCTATGAGACCCTTCTTGATTTGAAGGGCTTCGATTCGTAGCTCTGCTATTTGGAGGTCGTTAGAGATGTCGAGCGTGGCGTAGTCACCCTCACGCTCTTTGGCAGCGACCGAGTTGCCCGGCGACCGGGCGTAGGCTTCGATGTATGTTCGAGCCTTATCGGCGTGGAGTGGGCCTAGCTCTATGTAGGCAGAAACGAGAGCAGCGCAAACGTCTACGAGTTCATCCCGTAACTCGTCGTGATCCAACTTCCCGTAGGTAGTGGTATCTCTCATTCATGGTCACGGAATACGAGGGTCATCCGTTGGGATTTCCCCATCGTTATCCCCCTGCTGCTCTAGCTTGTCCAATCGTGCCTTGAGCGCGTCCACTTGGTTCTGTGCGTTTTCGAGCAGAGTTGCCACGTCGCCCGACTTCTGTAGGTTGCGCTCATACCCGTAGGTGTACTCTGCCTCAGGGTCGAAACATGGTGGTATAATCTCCATCCCGTCGAGCGTCATTATGGTGACGTCGGGGATGGCTGCCGCGAGAACGTCTACGCCATGCTCGTAGACGCCATAGAAAACTGACAGCCGCAAGAGTTCGTCACCACGGGCCGGAACCGTGTGGGTGCCCCTTGAGTCCGTTGCCTCGTCTACCTTCCCATGCTTGGAGCGTGGGTCCCCGAAGTAGAGGGCGATGACAGGCCAGGGAACGATTTGTTCCTCTCCCGGTTCACACTCGTATGCAATACGGTCGTACCGAAGTAGAGGGGTCTTACCATCCCCTGTCGTCAAACGGCTGTCAGTGTTATTGCGGACACGATACATCATGCCCGTGTCGATCACGACTTCACTTGGGCGGGGCAGGATTGTTGCAGGCATTGGAATGTCCTTACATCTTGTGGACGGCGACCCACACGAGGGCCGTGCCCGATGAGATGGTCAGTGTTTGGAGGATAGTGCCAAGCGTCTTGGCGAGAGTGGCAGTGGCAGAGTCGGTGCACGTGCCCGCCGTGGTAGACGATTGAAGAGCCAAGTGCCCTGCCGTCGTGTTGTTGGCGTCGAACAAGACTTGGGTGATACCCTCGGTGACGACGTAGCAGGCCGAACCAGGGGTATAGCCATTCGTCGGTGCCAATACGATAACACCCCACATGAGGAAGTCGGGCGTCGTCGTGGTCTTCTTAATGAGCCACGGGGTAGTCGTGCCAGTTTCGATAGCGACGACGGTACCATTGAGAAGGTTACCCGTCTGCGCCGAGTCATATTCCATGACTTGAAGGAACGCACCCGTTTCGTAACCCTCTCCCGACTGGTTGAGAGTGTTGATGAGTTGGTTTACTGGCATGATCCCTTTCCTTACGCTGCGATAGCGGTGAACTTGCCCTGACGCTGAATGTTCGAGAACACCAAGTTGCCCGCCCAAATAAGCAGTGCTGTCATGGCATCCTGGTTGACAGGGGTTTGGAAGTCTTGGAGATGGAAGTCGGCCCGTGTGGCGGTGACGATTTGGGCATAGTCCTCGTTGAGGAAGAAGATGTTGCCTTCCGTACCCGTGGTAGGAATGTGGGAGTCCACGAGCCACGGTGCGCCATTGAACAGTAGGTTCTCGAAACCTGCCTGCGCGAGTTGCATGTCCTTACCACCAGGCTGGACCGGGAACTGCTGCGGCGAGAGGTTGAGGTTCCAGTACCGGTTATAGTTGGCTTGCGTCGAGAAGATGATGGTAGGCGAGCGGCCACCCGACGTGCATGAGCCCCACAATGATTGGAGAGCCAGGAGCGTCATCGTGGTTGTCGTGGAGTCGATCTGCGCGTTCCACCACGTGTTACCCGAGTGGGCAATGGCACCGTAGGTGGACTGGATGGTGCCGTTGTCCACGGCTTCGAGAACACCGTCGATGTCGTTGGCGTTGGTGCCGTCCGACCAGAGCCCGGTTCCGAGAAGGTCGGCTAGGTCCATCTCGCTCTGCTTGAACTGTGTAGCTACAAAGTCAGCGATGGCGAGTGGGCTGTCGGCGCGGAGAAGAGTAAGTCCGTCGATGGTGACCGGAGAGTAGTACTGCTTCCACGCGAACGCTGCGTTCTGAATGGTGTCAGAAGGCGTGACGTTAAGGAGTTGGTACCCCTGGTACGAGCCACCTGCCGCCATCCGCTTGTACATGAGTGGCTGTTCGATCTGCGTCCCACCCTGCTGCACGAACTTGTTGGCATGGTACCAACGGAAGAACAGAGCATTGGAGTTGTAGACGTTATCCGCAATGCGGGGGAGAATCAGTCGCCGGGACAGAGCGGTAACTGTGTTCGTCCCGATGGGAGTAACTGCCATTGAATCTGCTCCTTAGTTGGTTACCGACCGAAGCCGGATTCTGCGAGTTCAGTTGCGAAGGCTTGAATCATGTCCTTATCCGAACGGACACGTGTAGGGGCATCTGAAACAGGGGCAGAACCAGGGGCAGATGAGATTTGACTGAGGCGCTTCTTGCGGGTGGTTGTAGCGGTGGGCGATGGGGTGGAGGATGTGTCGAGCATGAGGGGACGTGTATCGGCGTCGGCCCATGCGGCGATTTCCATTGCACGGTGGAGAGCCTCGGTGGGAGTGGGCATCGAGGTAAGTAGACCGGGGACAATATTCATCTCGGCAGCGAGCTTGCGAATGCTCTTGATGTTGTCCTCGGTCATGTTCGGGTGATCGTGCCGGAACTGGGCCTGAGCGTCACGCATGTCGATTTCTGCTTGCCGGGCAGTGAGTTGCTGCTGCGTGACCTGGCCCTGCTGTGCTACCGCCTGAGACATCTGAGTTGCTTCCCATGCCTGCTTACGGGTAGCAACGAGTTCGTCCCACATGAACTTGATTGACGGGTCCTCTAGGTCGAGGGTTTCCGGTGGGGTGGGTGGTGTGAACTCCGCTACCGGACGGGCCTCGGGTTCGGTGGCCGTGGGAACAGGGGGGAGTCCGGTAGGTGCGGCGATGGATTCGGCCATGCGACGCGCAGTGTCAGGATTGGCCTTGAGGTAGGTGTCGAAATCAACGAGGCGTTGGACTTCTGCGAGAGGAACTTGCTGTCCGTTGATGACGACAAACTCAGGAGTATCGCCTTCCGGCGTAACCTCTTCGTCTGACTCTTCAATGTCGTTGCCATGCTCGTCAACCCCATAGGGGGCTTGTGCGGCAATGGGCGGCACGGTGACGGTAGGTGCGTACTCAAAATCCGCCCCCAAACTGTTGAGAAAGGCGTCAATGTCGTCGGTGCTCTCCGCTGGGAACACGATTTGGGTCGAATCGGTCGGGTCGGGAGCGTTGGTCTCAGACATGGTTATTTACCTGCCACGTCGGCTAGGACACGACGTAGCTCGTCGGGGTTGGGAGAGAGACCAGGGCTCATACCACCTGGAACCGGGCCTCCTGGCGCTGCGTTGCTCATCATCTTGGAGTTTGGCGCACCACCACCCGCAGGGCCAGTCACGGACGAGCCACCTGCCGCAGGTGAGAGTTGGTCTCCGCCCGGTGATGGCGGTGGGCCACCGGCAGGAGGCGGACCAGCTTGCCCCCCGCCCGGTGGACCACCAGGAGTAGTCCCTGCCCCAGGACCACCCGACCCTTTCTTGCTGTGTTCGGCCATTGCCCCGAGAATAGCGAGACCGAATTTCACGTCGGCGTCAGGCGCAGCAAGGCCACCGGCTATGGCTTGGGATGCTTGTGAGAGAGCATCCTGCCATGAAGCAGGTCCAGAGTCCTTGCTAGCCATGAGTTATGGACGCAGGTCAGTCGGCGGCGACGGCTCACGGCGCGTGAGCTTGGGGTCGTTACCGTATGGGCCTGACGTCTGACCCTGCATCTGAACGTTGGTCTTACCGGACTTGCCGGAGTAGTTGGAGGCGGTTCGTTGGTCTGGCATGATGCTCCTTTATTAGCTGGCGGAAAGAACGGCGGACGTGGTTTGGGGAGTGCTGGCGGCGACGGGAATTGGCGACGGCTGCACGAATGGCGTGGTGCCATCGTTGTCGAAGAGTTCAGCACCCGATACGTTGGCAACGACAGCGGAGAGGTTGAACGCGTCGGTGCCAGTGATTGAGGCGGTAGCGGTGTCACCCGATGCCGTGGCGGCACCGAGAGTAACGGCGGGGTTATCAGACGAGAAGGTGACAACGATGCCGGAGCCGTCACCATTCGGGGGTGGTCCCGGTACAAGTGGTGTGGCGCTGGGGTCCACGACGAACGTAAGTGTTGCCTCTGTAGCCATGTTATTTTCTCCTATTGAAAGAACTGCGGTGGTTGTGAATGGCGGGGGAAGTAGTAGTTGGTAGATTGCTTCGAGAACTTCGAGGATCTCACAGAGAAGGCGTTCCTCTGTGCTCTCATGGTCATGCGAATGTCGCCGCACTGGGCTGTACCTCTTCGGGCGGTGGGGTAACACCCGCGACAGTATTCGGCGGTACCTTGACTTCGCCCGAGTCATCTGCTACTCGAATCTCCTTGAGGGTATGACCCGCGCTGTTAATCTCGTTGACAGCGGCGGCGATGATATGGTCAAGGTCTGCTTCGACTGTATCGAATACGAGTGTGAGAACCTTGTTAGCCATGCTGATCCTTTCTCTGCGATCTATCAGAAGGGGCGTTCCCACGTTGGGATAGGAACGAGAGAAGATGAAGGAACACCCCGTTTGACTTACCGCAAGCTCATCCTACTTGCGCTTGTGATGACGGCCTCCCTTTCGACGTGCCATTTTACCACCCCCTTTCGGACTTGAGGGCATCTTGTGGTTGGAACCTTTGGTGGAGTGTCTGCCATGTGCCCATGCTTCTGCTATGTCAGGGTGGTTAGCCCATAAATAGCGGCGTTGGTTCTCCGACCGGAAAGGCACACTACCGACCGTGACCCCGGTTCTTGATGTGACGGGCTGGGTTAGTCTTGGTACCCGAGTTCTTGCGCTTGCCGTGCTTCATGCCGGAGCCACGCGTCATGCCCTTGGTGAGCATCTTGTGCGAGGTACCACCCTTGTGCCCTGAGTGTGATGCCACTACTTCCTCCTTGGTGACTTGCGGACGGAGTGACGCTTACCACCTTTGCCCCCGCCTGTTTTGAAGATGAGTGATTTGAAAGGCATTACTTCCTCTTACTCTTGCCACGCTTGTTTTGGCGAGACTGTTGCTTGAGAGCTTCTTTGCGGAGAGGGTCACCGAACATGGTCAGCAGTCCTCAGGGTCGCAGACTTCGGAGTCCTGCCCATAGCGACGATGGAAGTCGTTATGAATGCGCTTTGGATGCGCCGACTGGAACTTGAGGTTGTTCCCGTGCTTGGGGTCGTAGGAGTCCCCGGTGGCGTATCGGTCGGGAACCTTGCGCCCCTCCGGCATGCCGATGACGACGGCCTCGTTGTCGGTCGCAGGACCCGTGTATTCAGCCATACGCGCAAGGATGGTGGCTACAGGGGGTCAGGGCAAGGCACGGGCTGAGAGGGAGCCAGAGCGGCGTATGCGGACCCTCTCACGTTCGAGCAAGCCACCCCAAATGCCGTAGTCGAGCCCGTGCTCAATGGCATAGTCGAGACACGTGGAGCGGTAGAGACATGATGCACATATCTTTTGACCGGGGAGTAAGACACGACGGTTACGTGCAGAGGTTACTTCGTACTGAGTTGGAAAAAAGAGGGATTGGTCTACGTTCTTACAGGCTGCGTATTCCATCCAGTCGTCAGACATTAGCTAATGTGCATGTCCAGTACCGGGACCTTTAGGTTGGCCTTTCGGACCACCGGCTGCGGCTGCCGCCTGAGCCATTGCCATTTCCTTCTCTGACATGCGCTTCTCGATGGACTGCCAATGCGGGAACGCGTGCTGTTCGAGTAGTGCTGGCCGGTCGATGGCGTGCATGGCGAAGAGTGCGTCACCCTCTGCGATACGTGCCTGGCGGGATGTCGGGTTGGATGCTCCCGCCATGACAAGGAGGGAGAACTTCATTGGGGCTACTTGCCCGAAGATAGAGGGAGAGTAGAAGTGTTTGCTCGCGAGCATTAGAGCACTGTTCTCGCCGTCCTGCCCTACGATGGCTTGGATACGCGGGACATCGTAGTTTTGGATCATCATGTGGGTAAGGAGAGAGTAGACGGTGGTGAGAGAGCGTTCGAGGTTACGGACCGATGAGCGAATGCGGACGAACCCGGCCTCTTGTACCGCCTGGGTTGTCTGTGCTGCCTGTCGGTCTTTAGGCGCTTGACCTTTGTTGGCACCGGAGAGACCGGATATATTCTCCATACGCGATATCCAGAACTGGATAAGGGATTGGACTTCGGATTGCATCTTCGGCGGTTCGAGCCACATGGGCTTCTGGCCCTGAGAGTTGGCCGTCTTGGCGTTCATCGTTAGACGTTGGCCGGGACGATTGACGATTTGGGTACGCTCTAGGCCAGAGTCAGCGGTGTCGATGAAGATAGGGTTACCGACTAGCTCGATATTACCTTGTAGAGATGAAAGGAGTCTATTGATGGCAACCTGACACGGTGCCAAGTGAGAGACAATTGGTGTTGTCCAGAACTCTCCCATCTCTTCGTCCACGTACCGAACGTAGGGGTGGCAACTGAATTCGTAGAGGTCCCGTGCAAGCTCGTCAAAGAGTACGACGTTCCCTGTGTAGACCACGCAACGCCATTCGTCGTACACGATTCGTTCCTCATCGTCGCCGTGGGTTGGATCAGTGGTCTCACGGTACTCTACCCAATTCTCTTTGAGCCAGCAGGTGTAGACGTTGATACCTTCGGAAAGTATTTGGTCGGTAGACCGTGATGATTGACCCGGTAGCCCCCACGTCGTTGCCGTGGAACCGGGGAGGTTGCCGGGCATGGCCATTGGATACTGAGAACTAGATGACTGTTGAGGTCGTGTAATATCATCACCCCTGTCCCCAAAGAGGAATGCTGCTCTAACTGCTTCGTGGTCTGCTTCGGGGAACTGCCGCTGGATTTGCTCATAGGTCATCTTCTCCACTTCGAACATGAAGGAGCAATCGTCCATGTCCTTCGCGTTAGGGTCTGGATAGAACGACCACGCATCCACGCGCTTTAGAGCAATGTTACCTTTACCTTCGTCCAGTCCGCCGTCCCACACTGCTTTGAGTATTCCTGCACCAAACTGGGCGGCGTCCCATAGCGCAAGTACAATCTGTCGATCCCATCCTTGCACTTGAAAGTTACTGTCAAGGAGTTGCTCAAGATGCTGCGCGAGGGTGCGTAGGTGCTGTGCATAAGGATCACCTGGCAATGCGGCAGGGGCTACCTCGGGTAGGACTTTCTGGTCCGTCATCCACGCGATGCGCGATGACAGGATAGGGAATACTTCGGAGTCCGTTACGTTGGGCGACCACGGTGATTGCGTGTCGAGAGAGTATTGGCGGTTCGTTGTTAGGAGATAGTTCCGCCGCCAGTTGGCTTGATACTTGCGCTTCTCTCGTTTGGCGAGGTCATAGAGTTGCGCGAGCTTCTCGGTGAGAAAGAAGTCGTCTAGGTCGTTCGGTCGTGCGGGTGGGTTGTCGAGGTCAGGACCACTATCTAATAGCGTCATACGATGCCCTTCTTGAATCCTCTAGCCCCTCTTCGGTGACACCGTGAGATTGGGCGTCCGCCATATCTGCGGGGGATAGATACTCGTAGTTATGATCCATCCCGACACGATAGGATGCTTCCTCGCTAGCCACCTTGAGTGCGTCACGTAATTGCCGCTCGTTAGATACATAGGCACCTACGGATTGGTTAAAGTGTTCGGGTATAGAACGGGTGAGAGCGAATGAGAAGTCGCGAGTGGCGTGGTTGCCGCAGGGGCATTGGGCTGTGTCCGCGCGCGCGTTCGTTACTACTGTCCGCCCGCATGACGGGCAACGGTATTGGTATTCCATTAGAAGTGCTGAGCGCAGATGCGGTTGTCAGGACAACCGGGGCAACGAATACGGCAACGCGGCGGGAGCGAACGCCTCACGATCCAAATACTACGCAGCGAAGAGACCATTTGCAACGTCCCGGTCCCTAGCTGCCCTTCTTCCATTTTCACGGTGAGTAACGGGCTCAAGATGAGCCGGATTGACGCAACGTTTATTAAGACATAGATGATCCATCTCTAGTCCGTCAGTAATGGGACTAACAAGAATAGTGTAGATCAACCGATGGGCATACCATAACTTTCCATTCCAATTGACTTGCCCATAGCGAGTATATGTATCAGATGTTATCCAATGCCAACACCCGCCTATCTCAATATCTACCCGAGACATAACTTTGGCAAAAGTATTCTTTGGTGGCATCAGGCCGCCTCCCACGGAGGAACGCCGAAGAGGTCGTTGGTCTGTGCCGGTGGCGGTGCCTCGTGCGGAAGTTGCGCCTCTGTCATTGTAGAAACTATAGCAATAGCAAGAGCCATGACAGCATCGTCGTATTGCCGATAGCTCGCCGGGCCAAGCTCTCCGTTCGGAAGGTGGACGTAGCTGGTCATTTGGTCGTAGGTCCGCTCGTCGTGGACCAAGAGCCCGCCCTTTTGGCCCAAGAGGAATATTACCTTCGAGATGGCCCAGTGCTTACGTTGGTAGTTGGTAGACCACCCGAATGTCGTGCTCAGTTTACCGGGAGCACGGTCTGCCCAACGGTGCTGCCATACGTCAGGGTATGAGTTATCAAGAATAACACCGATAGTGCCGTATCCCGGCCCCTCAATCTCACAGTTAAGTAGTGCGGTGTTATAGTAAAATGCAAGCTCCATGAGCTTATGCGCAAATGGAACAGGATCAATGTGTCCGTGCCATACCGCAACTTGCTCGAACGTGAATCGATTAAGTACTTGTATGCATGCACCGTCGCCATAAGTTGTCTTCGATGGATCACCGGCGACAACGTACTTAGACATAAGTGGGTCTTTACCCGGTCCTTTAAAGATGGTAAGTGGTCCGGTAGAGTCACGTATGAATTCGATTCGTCCGTTATTGTTAACCAAGAGCCCTTGTACGCCACGCTCTTGTTCATAGTGCTCATCCAGTCTGTCGAGGGGGAATGCGTTGGTGCCCGTGGAGAGGAATGCCTCGTTGGGAGTGCAGGGGTACTCTTGTTGGAATTGGAGTTCATCGTTGAGGCAGTCGTTCTTTATGGTGTGCCGTCGCCATGCCAATTGGCCTAGAGAGAGGTTATACGATTCTGCGAGTTCACGTTCCTCTTTAACGAGGTCGTGGTACTTGAGGGTGGTTGTAGGGATAGAGTATTCCTCGTGGTCGAACCACGGGAAGAAGAGAGGGACGTACTGAGAATCGCCGTGGCAGGCCCGTTGCCATTCCTCATGGAACCAGTTACCGACACCGTTGGCAGTACTTTCGAGTATCATAATAGTGCCGTGCTTGTACGGTACCGACTGATTCAATCCAACCATAAGTCTTTCGGGCTCGTCCCAGAAGGCGCATTCGGAACAGTGTACCGCGTGATATGTGAATGAGCGCCCACTTCCCGCATTCTTGGCAGTAGCTACTGACATAGAACTTCTTGTTTCGACCCATGATAGTGATTTGACCGTGTTGTGCTTTTCGGTGTAGAGGGGGTTGAACGGCCACTCTTCCCACATGAGCTTGGTCATGTCGAAGAGATGTTGCGCCGCTTTCGTTTCGTGGGCAATTACGAGGCTACGCGTACCAGGATGCAGGAAGGTCCAGTTGAAGAGAGTACCTTCGGACATTGTACTAACACCCAACTGACGTCCCTTGAGAACGATGATTCGAACCGGGAGCCCGAGGTTATACTGCCGCTCAATCTCCACACGCAAAGCATCCTGCGCCCAGGCAAACGATTCTTTAAGATCAATACGCTCAACGCGTAGATCCTTCTTCTGAATCGTTAACTTCTCCGTCCACGGGATTAAATTCAGACGTGGCATAAATGCTCGGCTCCAACGGTTGCTCTATGTTGACACTGGCGATGAGTCCTTCGAGTTCTGCACGCATACGATTCATTCCCTCCGGTGACTGTTTCCCGAGAATCATTGACTGGCGGGAGAGCAGGGTGGTTATGAATCGTGTACGTTGTGTAACCGGGGCAGAGTCAAGTATTTCTAGTGCATCACGGTAGGCCCGCCACATGAGAAAGTTCATTGCTTCGGATATCTCGGCGGTGCCGTACTGCTGTACGTCGAGTGTTGCCTGTAGTTCTTTTATTGCATCGACGGCTACTTGGAATG